AGCTCGGCAACAAGTGCTGGATCTAATCCAGATTTGGAGAGAGCTTTAAATAAGATTTTTGATGATATGAAAGAATTTGTATTAAAAAGGTATAAAATGCCTTCTTACCCTCAGTGGGTTGCTTCAATTCCCAATAACTTAACCACAAACAGTAGTGGCCGCGGGGCCGCACGTTTAACAATCACGACGCCAGATGGCGTTAGAACTCAGTCGTCAAAGAGTAAGATATTAACTTATTTCTCTGCACCAACTACACTAATAAGCAGGAGTGAGTTGGAAAAGACGATGCGACGATCGGATACCCATGAGGATACCGTACCAATGGCAGTTAGAGAAGTCGCGGGTAGAAAACCGCGACCAGTTACAATAACGAATCTCTCAGATATAATTGCCGAGTCGATATATATTCCTTGGATGTTATACTTTCTGAGGAATCAGCCATATACATCCCTTAATGCTCCAAGTGGTGGAGCGATTGCCGCTCAAAAAATGCGTATGTTCGCATCTTGTCACCACACATCAGTTAAATCTCTAAGAGATGCGACATCATATGATTCGTCGGTTAATGATCAAAACTACCGTCGATTGGCTAGGGTAAGAATCTTAGATACGCTAGAATGTCTAATTAAAGCGAAGACTAGTAGAGGTGAAGAGATGCGTGGTCAACCACCAGGTTTCGCCTCTCTTACAGATATGGCTAATTTAGAGTTACTGAAGTACATTGATGGATCTATAACCATGAAGATAGATATTACTGAAGTAGTGATTGAAAAGGGTGAACCTAGGTTAGTTAATAGACCAATATACGTGAGTGGTATTAATCAGATACAATCTGGTGAGTATGGTACCTCAACTCACGGTAATATATTTAATATCGCATTTGCTCTATATAATGGAGAAAAGATATTAACGTCTAATTTAAATAAGACATTTAAGAGAGTAATTCATACTGAAGTAATGGGTGATGACTCTTTTGAGTGGTGGGAAATTGACTCAAAGAGATATAATCAAAGAAGTCTAACGGAATTCCTAGACTTGACAGCTGAAAATGCCGATTCAGCTGGTATGGAAATGGCCCCATCAAAAAACGCATGTAGAATATTTATGTGTGAATACCTTCAAAGATTAGCCGTATGTGGAATCGCATTCCACAATCCATTACGTTCTCAATTTTATCAACAAGAGAGGACAACATCTACATTAACCCCAACTCAGAAGATATTGGGAATTAGAGGTCTGTTGAGTGAAATGGTATCACGAGGTGTACCGATGCAGATGGCAGATTTAATGATGTATTCGCGATGGAATTTTTTACGAGCTATGAGAGTTAACGTACCTCCTCAACTAGTGGACGTCTTGTACACGATGCCTGATGTTCATAAATGGAGACTTAAAGTGGTACCCTTTGGCAAAAAGAATTTAAGCCGAGTAACTTTCTGGTTACCTTATACACTCCTACATGTTCCACAATCTTTCGGAGGAGCAGGTGTAGCCCCATCGAACTCACTTTTAAGTAGTGTTGATTCGATATTACCAATGACATTACCTAAAGATATTTTAGAAATGGTCACGAGATTATCCAATAATATAGTCTCAGGTAAAGCGAAAAGTGTTAGTAAATCATCAGTAAGAGCAAAAGATGTTCCCGAATTAGACCAGGGTGTTAAGATTGTAGAAAAATATCTAAAGTATGACACCGATCGATACTATAGGTCTAATTTAGCTGCAGACGTATTGACGAGAGCAGGGATTAAGATAGGACGTCTGAGTTACGCTAATAGCGTACGATTCGGAGTTGACAATGCTCTGGCAGATGATCCGAGTCTTGTCGGTGAACTACCATACCTAAGGACAAATTTTATTATGGCTATAGTGACAAATAAAGGAGACAAAGATTTATTTGAACTATTAGGTGTTGAATGGTTGAAAAGGATTAAATTTACTCAAGGTGAAGTCCTAGAACCATATCATCCTTTGGATCCAGATACAGGTGAGTTAACGGCGCCTTCAGCTGGTCTAGACCCACCACTGAAAGACTTATCAGCTAGAGTGGGTATTACAAGTGATCAGCAGGATCGAGCCTCGCGAATGTTAAAGGCGCTTAATATACTCAGGTCTGATCCTGGTATGCCCTTACAGTCTGAGAGCTTAGTAAATGCTATAAGAGAAAGTCCACGTTTGAGAAGACAGCCCGATTTGTTAGCTACATTCCTAATTGCTGCAGGAGCGAGACCTGGTATTGCAATTAAGGCAGCTAATATTTTAATTAGAGAATTAAATTCTTTCGTCTATTTAGATGAGAGTAAGTTTTCAGCTGGAGGCTATTCAGAATTACTTAACTTAGGTTCTGATGGTATTGATCGCTTCGTCGATCTACATTTAGATGGCGCTGACCCGATAATATATAATTATTTAAAGGAATATGGTGCCATGTTAGCTCTAGCTTTATGGAATGGTAGTGAACCTATAAGAAAAATTCGGATTGATGTAGACCATTTAACTTTCCAAGAGATGTATGTTAAGGTCGCGCCTGATCAGAAGGTTGCACAAAAATGGTATTCTATGTTAAAAGAATGGAATCAGGAACAATCTAAAACTTAAATCGTT